TACATTGTGATTTTGCAATCCATTTGATTAATAATCACGTTGAGAACAAACCAAGCGAGAAAAGAATTAAAGAAATTTTATTATCAGCATTAGATATTGAAAAAGAGTTTATTACTGAATCTTTACCCGTATCTTTAATAGGTATGAACCATAACTTGATGAAACAATATTTAGAATTTGTTACTGACGGACTTTTAGTGAAATTCGGATGTAAAAAACAATTCAATGTTGAACAACCATTCAAATTTATGGAACAGATAGCTATTGAAACTAAAGGAAACTTTTTTGAAGGTAGAACACTTGAATATCAAAAAGCGAAATTGAATGAAACGCTATCATTTACTGACGATTTTTAATAAAAAAATATATAAATTACTATGTCATTAAAGATAAAGAAAAGAAATGGGGATGAAGTTGCCTTTAATCCCCAAAAAATTTACGGTCGTATTAAGAAAGCCTCAAAAGGACTGAATGTTAATTCAGATGAAATCTTCATCAAAGTAATTACTTCAGTTCCTACTGAAGGTAATATCACAACTAAAGAGTTGGATAAGTTAATATACGAGATTGCTGCGTCATATACTGGAAGTCATCACGACTACTCAAGATTGGCGTCATCAGTTGCGATATCATCTTATCATAAAGATAGTTATGATAGTTTTGCTAATACTATGTTAACGTTACATAGTGAAGGTGTTATTCACGACAAATTAATTGAAACGATTGAGAATTATGGTTCTGAAAATATTGAAAAACTATTAAACCACGATAACGATTATAATTTTGATTATTTTGCTTGGAAAGCCTTACAAGAAATGTATTTGTTAAAGTTACCAAATGGTAAAGCGGTTGAACGACCTCAACATATGTATATGAGGATAGCTCTTTGGGTTACAGATTCTTTTGAAGAAGCAACAGAGTATTACAAATCGTTATCTGAACAAAGAATATCAAAAGCAACACCTATTATGATTAATTCTGGGACTTTAATTCCTCAATTAGCATCTTGTGTGTTACATTACAATGATGCTGATTCAAGAAAAGGGTTATTGAATACATTAAATGATATTTCAACGTATTCATCTGATGCCGCTGGGATTGGATTATGTATGTCAAACCAAAGAAGTAAAGAAAGTCGTATTACAACATCTGGTGGTTTCGCTGGGGGTTTATTAAAATACCTAAAAATTGTTAACGAATCTTTAAGGTTTTTTAACCAACAAGGTAGACGACCTGGTAGTGCCGCGATTTATTTAGAGCCTTGGCATAAAGATATTTATGATTTGTTAGATATTAAGAAAAACACTGGTAAAGATGAATTAAGAGCGAGAGATTTGTTTACCGCTTTATGGATTCCGGATAACTTTATGAGAGCCGTTAAAAATAACGAGGATTGGTATTTGTTTTGTCCTAATGATATTAAGAAAGCTGGTATTAAAGCTCTACAAGAGTGTTATGGTGACGAATACGAAACTAATTATCGTAAAGCGGTTGAGTTAGGTCTTGGTAAAAAAACTAAAGCAACTGAAATTTGGAATAAGATTATTGAATCACAAGTTGAGACAGGTGTTCCTTATTTATGTTCAAAAGATAGTGCTAATAGAAAAACTAATCATCAAAACATCGGTGTGATTAAACAATCAAATTTATGTAATGAGATTTACCAATATACTGATGAGAAAACTACAGCTATTTGTACTTTATCGTCAATGGTGTTGAAAAACTTTATTGTTGATGGTAAATTTGACTTTAACTTATTATATACTGAAGTTAGAAAGGTTACCAGAACTTTAAACAAAGTTATTAATATTAATAGTTATTCAACTTCTAAAGGAGAAAAAGGTGGTTTAGAACAAAGAGCTATCGCTATTGGTACTCAAGGATTAGCTGATGTTTTTTATATCTTGGATTATATTTTTACATCTGAAGAAGCAAGAGTATTGAATAAACAGATTTTTGAGACAATTTATTTTGCTGCGATTACTGAAAGTAATGACTTGTGTAAGAATGGTAAATATGAACCATATAGTTTCTTTGAAGGGTCACCAATGTCTAATGGAGTATTCCAATTTGATATGTGGGGTGTTGACCAATCTGATTTAATGTGGGATTGGAGTTCATTAAAAGAAAGTGTTAAAGAATTTGGAATTTGTAATTCTTTATTTACAGCACAAATGCCTGTTGCGTCGTCAGCTAAAATAACAGGTTCATTTGAAATGACTGAACCGGCACATTCTGCGTTATTTAACAGACGTGTTGTTGGAGGTGAAATTTTAATTGTTAACAAGTATTTGATTAATGATTTTGAGAAATTAGGTATTTGGTCTGAAGAATTGAAAAATGATATTATTGTTGATGGAGGTTCTATCCAACACATTAATTTCAACAAATATTTAGATTCTGAAGATAAAAATTATCTTAAAAAACTTAAAAGAACTGAACATTTAATCGCGAAGTATAAAACAATTTGGGAGATATCTCAAAGAGAATTAATTGATATGGCCGCTGATAGAGCTCCGTTCATTGACCAATCACAATCAATGAACATTTATATGGCGAACCCAACCTTATCAAAAATATCTTCGTCACATTTTCACTCTTGGGATAAAGGATTGAAAACATTATGTTATTATGTGAGAACTCAAGCTATATCAACTGGTGCTAAACATTTAGCAATTGATATGTCTAAAATAAGTAATCCTATTGAGAAACCTAATGTTAATGTAATTACTAAACCTCAAGAATCAGAATTTGAGTGTTTTGGTTGTTCTTCATAAAGGAATAGAAAAAAATCACGACAATGTTCGTGATTTTTTCTTTATTATATATTTATAATTATGGCAGACGGATATACATATGGTTTAACATTCCCATTTAGGGATTCTTTTGATGGTAAATATTTAAATTTAACTAGTTATAGTGACCAAGAAATTAGGTCAGAATTAATTCATTTATTATTGACCCGCAAAGGTACAAGATACTATCTACCTGATTTCGGGACTAGATTGTATGAATTTATATTTGAACCTTTAGATGGACCAACCTTTTCAGAAATTGACGCGGAGATAAGAGAATCTGTTGGGGAATATTTACCCGGATTAACAATTACAAATATTACAATAACACCGGCTTCGGCAGGTGATGAAGATAAGGGTTCATATATCAATGATAATGACGAAAGAGTGTTTAGAGTTCCAGGTATTGCAACTCAAGAACATACCGCTAAAGTAAAAATAGATTATAAAATAACTGACGATGTATTCAGAAGTAGTGATTTTGTAATTATTAATATATAAAAAATTATGGCAAACAAAAAAATATCCTATACTACGAGGGATTTCCAATCTCTTAGGACTGAATTAGTAAATTTCACAAGAACTTATTACCCTGATTTAATTGATAATTTCAATGACGCATCAGTGTTTTCTGTATTATTGGATTTAAACGCGGCCGTTTCTGACAATTTACATTTTAATATTGATAGAAGTATTCAAGAGACTGTATTACAATACGCTCAACAAAAATCATCAATATATAATATTGCCAAAACTTATGGGTTAAAAATACCGGGACAAAGACCTTCAGTTGCCTTAGTTGATTTTTCAATTACTGTTCCTGCATATGGGGATAAAGAAGATTTAAGATACTGTGGTATATTAAGAAGAGGTTCTCAAGTTAGTGGTGCTGGTCAAATATTTGAAACGGTATATGATATTGATTTTGCGTCACCATTAAGTGCTGAAGGACATCCTAATAGATTAAAAATTCCTAATTTTGACTCTAATAATACTTTACTGAACTATACCATTGTTAAACGAGAAACTATTGTAAATGGTGTTACAAAAGTATTCAAGAGAGTTATTACAGCGAATGATGTTAAACCATTTTTTGAGTTATTTTTACCTGAAAAAAATGTTTTAGGGGTAACTAGTGTTATATTAAAAGATGGGACTCAATATACTAACGTTCCTTCAGCTCAAGAATTTTTAGGTTTAGATAATAGATGGTATGAAGTTAAAGCATTAGCTGAAGATAGAGTATTTGTTGAAGACCCTACAAAAGTGTCTGATAACCCAGGTATTAAAGTAGGTAAATATGTCTCAACGTCTGATAAATTTATAACTGAATTTACACCTGAAGGTTTCTTCAAAATGACTTTTGGTGGTGGTAACCAATCTGCTGATGAACAATTAAGAGAATTTGCTAGAGATGGGTTTAAGTTAGATTTATATAAATATTCAAACAACCTTGCTTTAGGTAGTTCATTAAAAGCTAACTCAACTATCTTTGTTCAATATAGAGTCGGTGGTGGAACAGCAAGTAACTTGGGGGTTAATATTATTACTCAAATAGGTACTGTTACGTTTTTCGTTAATGGACCTGCGGATTCTATTAATACAAGTGTAATTAATTCTTTACAATGTACAAACGTTACTGCTGCTATTGGTGGCGCTAATTATCCAACAACTGAAGAAGTTAGAAATTTGGTAGGTTATAACTTTTCTGCTCAAAACAGAGCGGTTACCGTGAATGACTACGACTCAATACTTAGAACTATGCCATCACAATTTGGTGCACCGGCAAAA